AAACGGTAGGCAACAATTCTTTAATTCCAATGGTGGCCCATTGGCAGGGGGATTTGTCTATTACTACATCCCAGGCACAACAACATTCAAAAACACCTACCAGGATGATACTTTAACGACTCTTAACACCAATCCAATTGTCCTCGATGGAATTGGAAGTTGTCAGGCTTACGGTCAAGGCTCTTACCGTCAGCAAGTCTATGATGTAAATATGAATCTGATTTGGGATGTTCAGACAGATTCTCCACAATCTTTTTCTTTTGCTAACTACACAATTGCAGAAAACAACAGTAAATTGACTTTTTACTTCCAAGGCACTCCGATAGCTTCCTTGGATCAGTACGGAAACTGGAAGACTCTGGGTTCTGTATATAGTGCAACAACCCCTTAAGGAACGAATATGGCAGGAACAATAATTGGGGCAAATGGCATATTACTGAGTAACTGGACAACGGCTACAAGGCCAACCAGTCCAGTATTAGGTCAGATGGGATACAACTCTACTTTGTACAACGTAGAGACTTGGAACGGTTTAGGATGGACTTTAGGCGGTGGATCGGCAACTGGTGGTGGTACAGATACAGTATTTGTAACAAATAGTCAAACTATTACTACATCTTATACAATACCAACAGGAAAGAGCGCAAGTAGCACAGGCCCGATCACAATCAATTCTGGCGCAACAATAACAATTCCTAGCGGTAGTCGTTGGGTAATTTTATAAGGATTAATTATGAGTTATGGATCAGGTTTAATGGATGTAGTTCAGTCAAGTACGACTGGAGTTGCTCCTCAGTTTAATGATGGGTCAGGGGCTCAAATTGGTACGCTTTGCAGGGCTTGGGTAAATTTTAATTCTTCAAGCGGATCATCTTGTGTTGTTAGAGCATCTTTTAATGTTAGTAGTGTTACCTACAATGCAACTGGAGATTACACAGTCAATTTTACAAATGCTATGCCTGATATAAATTATTCAACAAATTTGTCAGGAAATGGTGCTTACGGAGTTGATAGATCAGCTCATCCATCTTTATACGAAAATATTTCAGCAGCAACAGAATCTGCCCCAACAACAACATCATGTAAAGTTGGATTTGCAAATAATGCAGGAAGTGCAGGACAAGATTTAAAGTATATTTGCGTCTCAATTTTCAGATAAGGTTAAAACAAAATGACTTCAATCATAAATGCCTCACCCTCTAATGGAATAACACAGACTGCTGATGGTTCAGGAGTAATGAAAGTTCAGAGTAATGGTGTTACTACTAATGCTTTGGCTTGGGTTAGTTTTGACGGATCAAATGGAACTAGGCGTTCATCGTATAACGTAACTTCAGTTACTCGCAATAGTACTGGTGATTACACGATTAATTTCACTAATGCGTTGTCTGACGCAAATTACTCTTGTGTGGGCTCTGCTGGAAGCACATTAAACAATGGAAATAGAACTGTTTTGGCGGCTTTTTATTTGCCAACTACAACATCTGTTTATATGACAACCATTATTTCAACAAACTCAACATCTATTGATGCAAATTTAACCACCGTAGCAATTTTCGGAAACTAAAGGAAAAATTATGTCAAAAGTAATCGTATATACAAACACAAACGGTGGAGTATCAGTCTGCGTACCCACAGGCGAACTACCAATTGAAACAGTCTTAACCAAAGATTGTCCAAGTGGTGCAATTATTGTAGAAGACTCAACCTTACCCCAAGGTGATGATGCTCTGTTCTTTGATTCTTGGACACTAAGCGGATCAACTGTAACGGTCGACATTACCAAAGCTAAAGAACAAGCAACAAAGCAATTAAACACAATGGCTTATGCTGAAGTACAACACAGAGCAAACAAAGCAGGAATTGGTCTTAGTAACGTGATGGCAGATTCTGACTGGACTACCGCACTCACAACGGCTAGATCAGCAATTACTGCATCTACAACAACTGCACAATTAGTTGCTGCGATTGCACCAATTCAATCAGCTATTACTGCTAACGCTTAAGGGGATACCATGAGCATTGTCTTAGACGGTTCAAATGTTAGTACGGTTGGAGTTCTTAATCTAGGGACTGCTCAAGCTAGTACTTCAGGAACTTCAATTACTTTTACAGGTATTCCATCTGGAACTAAGCGTATTATTTTAATGATGGCAAGTGTTACTACAAGTAGTTCTAGTTATTGGCAAGTTCAGTTAGGTTCTGGCTCTTTAGCTACTAGTGGATACAATAGCGGAATGACTTATGTTGTTAATGCAACTGCTTCTACTACTAATGCTTCTACTGGATTCTTAATAAATACTTCAACAAATAATACTACTTCTTATAGTGGACAAATAATTCTAAATTTAATTAATACAAATAAATGGGTTGGTTCTGTTATTCTTGCTCAAGATGCTTCAGCAAGAGCATTATATGGTGCGGGTTCAGTTTCTCTTTCTGGAATATTAGATAGAATTTCTTTAACTACCGTCAACGGTACAGATACATTCACCGCAGGAACTGTTAACATTCAATACGAGTAAATCATGGCAGACATAGACCCAAACATATTAAAGGACGCAGCAAAAGAGGCTTTAAAAGAATGGTTAAATGACCAGTTTGCTGCTTTTGGTAAGTTCACTTTAGGTGGATTAATGTCCGCAGCGTTTGCCGGTCTAGTCTATCTTTGGTTGGCCTCGCATGGTTGGGTCATTTCCAAGTAGGTGCAATCATAGACCCTTTTACTTTAGCAATGATGGCATTGGGGGCGGTAAAGTCAGGCGTTGCTTTCTATAAAGAGGCTAAATCAGTTGGCAAAGAAGCGGTTAATGTCATTACCGAAATTGCTGATGGCCTTGGTTCTTTCTTTGAACATCAAGAAAAGGCGGTTGAATATGCTAAAGAAATTGAGAAAAATCCGCCTAAAGGCAAAAGTCTTCAAGCCATTGCCCTTGACAACGTCCTTAGACGAAAAAGACTTGAACAAGCAGAATACGAACTCAAACAACAACTTATCTACGAAAGTCCCCCAGAATTAGCGGATTTGTGGACACAGTTTCAAGCCGAACGATCTAAGCTCTTAGCTGACAAAGACAAGTTTGAAAAAGCACAAAAAAAAAGGATCAGCAAGAGGCTCAGGATAATCAAAGAAAACGTGAGTTACTTCAATTCAGGGTTGCAATCTGTATTGCAGTTTTTGTCTTTACACTCATCTGTTTTAGTTTGATGTATTACATTCAACAAGATTATCAGGAAAGTCTCAAAGGTGACAAGGCGCACATTGAATTCAAGCGTAAGTTTCAATCTAATTCGGTTGAAATGGAGTGTTTAAAAATATTCAAGGAAACAGGTTATTTACCTAAATATTGTCCATGATCGGCATTAATCAAACCTCAGATTCAATTAGTGAATCATCCCTTGTCAAAGATGATAATACTGGGTGGTTAAATTCTAAATGGAGACCAATGATGGGTTGGATGTACATGATGGTCTGTGTTTGTGACTTTATTATTTTTCCTGTTTTCTGGTCACTTATTCAAGTGTACGGAAAAGGTAAAGTAGACGATCAATGGAATCCACTTACTTTACAAGGCGCAGGGTTTTTTCACTTAGCTATGGGTGCGGTGCTTGGAATAACCTCATTTGGTAGATCACAAGAAAAAATGACTGCAATGACTACACCGACAACAGTACCGAAATGATATACATTAAACTGATTTTTATCTTAATCATATCCTTGGTTTCTGGGGGCGCAGGATGGTACTTTGAACACCTTAGATATGATGCTTTAGAGTCTCAATTTCAGTCATTTCAAGATAAAGTAGCAAGTGAAGGCAAATTACAAGAGGTTAAAAATGAACAAGTTAAGTCTGAACAACAACTTATTTCAAAGACTGTATCGGCTAATTATGAGTCTAGGATTGCTCAGTTGCATCAGTATTATGGTGGGATGCTCATCAGTAAAGCCGGTTCCAGTAGCAGTTCAATGCCCTCGGTTTCCACTTCCCCCCCAAAACTTGATGCAAGACCCTCCGACATTGTCACTACTGAACAATGTGCGATAACAACCGAAATGTATATATCTTTAAGAGACTGGGTAAATCAACAAAGCGAGATTAAATAATGGAATATTCAAAAGAAGGTTTAAAACTGACTGAACGATTTGAAGGTTGTAGGCTAGAGGCTTATCCCGACCCTGGTACTGGCGGTGATCCTTGGACAATTGGTTATGGTCATACCGGCCCAGACGTATTTCCTACGCTTGTAATTACCCAAGAATACGCTGAAAAACTGCTCCTAGAGGACGTTCAAAAGGCAGTAGCTAACGTCAATGCTCACCTTAAGATAGAAGTCACACAAGAAGAATTTGACGCTTTAGTGGACTTTGCTTTTAATTGTGGATGCCGTAATTTAGATAATTCGACTTTACTTAAAAAAGTAAATGAGGGTGATCATGAGGGCGCAGCAGATGAGTTTCTAAAATGGGACAAAGCCGGAGGTCATGTTATGGCAGGACTGCTTAAGCGTAGACAAGCGGAGGCAGCGTTATTTTTATCGGATTTATCCAAATGAACGACATAGCTGATGACGCACACTATACCGAGGAATTACACAGGGAATCTGCTCTGAACGCAATCAGAAAAAGAGAAAAGGCGAAGTACACCGGATTTTGTTTAACTTGTAATGATTCTGCCCTACCCAATTCACAATTTTGCTCAAAAGATTGTCAGGAAGACCAAGAACTAATATTAAGAATTGGAAGAATCAGGGGTAAATAGCAAGCGCAACGGTCAATACTTTTACCAGGTAATCTCTAGTTTCTTGATCTTTGTCAAACTCCTCGGCATTTTTAGCTATGGCTTTGGTTATTTCTAAGTCCTTAACCAAATCCTTAAACTCGGTAGAGGTTATTTCACCATCATCATATTGAGATTGATACATTTCTGCCAATGCTTTTAGTTCGGATGGATTCATTTTTTAGCCTCCTTTAGTCCTGCTTTATAACCTTGTTCCCAAGTTTTGTAAGTGTTTTCAACGTAAGGCTTATCTTCTTTTAAAAAGTCTATTGCCTCCTGGACTTCTTTCCATTTATGGTGTGAAGATTTATCAAGAAAGTTTTGAATCTTATCTAAGGCTTTTTGTTTATCCATGAGGTTTACTTCCAACTACTTTCTGTATTGTTTCAGCATTTCTCTCAATTAAGTAAAGTTTAGCTTTGCAATATCCATTACTAGGGTTTTCACTGATATACAGTTCATTGACCAATTTTGCCAGGTCATTAACAAGTTTAATTGTTTGATCGTTATCTGGTTGGTATTCTACAAAATTACGCAACCTAATCGTTGTCAGATTAAGCCTAGAACGTGATTCTTTAGAACAGTCAAGAGTTTGTGCCTCAGTCCTTAGATCGTTGATTAGAGCGTATTCTGATGGGTCGTAGGTGGCCATATTTATTAATGAACAACCCGACAAAAATACAATCCAAAAGTATTTAGTCATCATCTTTATCCATGGCATCATTAATTAAATTTTGCTTTACTAATTCCAAGCATCCAATTACTGTTGACATATAAAGAGTCTCATCATAATTGTGAATTAGTTGTAGCATTTCATCAACAAGACTTTCAGCTAATCTACCTTGATTAAAATTCATTCTTGTCCCCTTGCTCTAATTTTGAACGCCATATTTTTTATATGCTCATCAGTAACTATGTTGTTGTAAACATAATCACACAATTTTGCGCACTCCTCACATTCTTTTTCTGCTATTAGTTTGGCAAAACCTACAAGTGCTTTAGAATAAGTACCATCAGGATATGGTCGTATACCAAACAATCCGCATCGTTGGGCCATCTCAATTATTTCTTCTTTAGTCATCTTCAAACCCAAATATAAATAAAACAAAAAAGAACACACCTCCCAATACTAAACTCGCAATGAATAATACGGTTGCAAAAGTTAAAGCATCAATTAGTGCGTCCATTTTTAATCCGATCAAAAGGGGATTTGGTCTTCCATGTCATCAAAGCCCGATCCAGTAGTGGAAGGCTTTGTATGAGTTTGGGTAGGTTTATTTGTGTCGGTTTTTTCCCCTCCGAGCAAGCGGATCGTATCAGCCTTAACGTGGGTTGAGGTTTTTTCGACACCATTCTTATCCGTATATTTCTGGGTTACAAGCGAACCCTGGATAAATAGCATTTTCCCACTTTTAATGTACTTTTCAGCTATTTCAGCTAATTTTCCATAACAAGTAACATTGTGCCACTCGGTTTTAGTTTGGGATTCTCCAGACTTGTCTTTCCATTTCTCAGACGTTGCTAAGGAAAAGTTAGCCACTAAGTCTCCCGAAGGCATGGCCCTTATTTGTGGGTCTTTGCCAACATTACCGATAATTTGAATTTGATTGAACATTGTTTTTCCCCTCTAGTTCGTCTGCTAAGATTCGGTATTGAGCCGAGTTAAATAAATACATCCAATGTAGTACGTCATGTTTTTCAAACTGGTCAAAAGCACAGACCATGTAATACCACTCTAAATGCCTTAATTCGTAGTAATTTAAATGTTTATTTGTGTCCATTTTTAGTCTGCCAGAATTGAAGTAAGTTAGTGAACATTAACCAACCCTTTTTAAGTTCCTCCTCCGTCCACTTATGAAGGACAACTAAGCCAGGTACGGTTCGAGAGACAAAAGCATTGGCACACTCGGCATGCGGAAGTCTCAGTCCCATGCGGTACGCTGCGAGTTGCATCAAATGCTCGTCATAACCAACAATCTTGTCACCAACGTCAAATTCTTTGGTTTTAACGTCAACCACAACTCCGTGGCCTTTTGTTGAATGTAAGTCGGTCTTTCCTCCAAATCCAAGTTCATTAGCAAAGCTCATCTCAGGTATCCATTTGTGCTCACCATAAGTCTCGGTCATTAAGTCGTCAAAGGCTTGGACATGGTCAGGATGATTACCGTATCCAGTTCCCTCGTAATACCCCTGAATGGACGCATGGATTTCAGTACCTCGATTAGCTGCTTCTTTGCCCTCCTCTTTGGAGTCTTGCATGATTCGGCTAATCCAGTCTTCCTCAGACTCGTCTAAACGCTTTGGCAGGGTTAGTGCAGCCATTAAAACCTGGCGTTGAATCCAGATGTTTAAAGCCGGTTTAGCTGCGACATTCAGGATTGTGGTGACACTTGGGACTAGGTTCATAGTCCTGGCATCTCTGAGCGTAGTATTGCGTTCTTTGCCGTTTTTACCGATTACGGTGTACATTGGATTACCAAGACGGTCATACCAATGTTGTGACTCGGATGCTCTGATTTCGTTTTGAGTAGTCATTATTTGCTCCCTAATTTTGTCTTCATTTGATCTTTAGCTTTAACAGTAGCAGACTTGTACATTTCGTTATTCACGCAATATTTGTAAGCTACTTTAAAAGCCTTTTCTAGTTCGTCTAAGTCCTGGCAGTCACCAATAGCGGTAATTAGATCGGTTGCTATGGATTCGTTGAATTCGGGTTGTTTGATAACGGTTTTAACTGGTGTTTCAGGTCTGTTACTGGCAGAATTACCATCATCATCTTCTGGGCTAATTCCACAAGCAGCCATCAAAGAACCTCGTCTTGCATACGTCAAACAAGCCATTGCGCCCTGTGGATCGTTTTTAGCTATTGGGAATCTAAGAATCCCAGTCTCTAAAGTTTCACCTGATTCATGCAAAAATACGGTTTCAATCATTATTCCTCCATCACAATCGTATGACTTTTGAATAAGAGCAATTCCGTTGTTATTCAAAGCTCCAAGTACTGCCTCAACACAATTTTCTAGTTTGGCAAATTTAGACTTGAAATGAGGATTAACCGCAGTTCTGAGAACTGGAGAAAATTCTTTCTGTGCTTTGACAAATGCCGTAGCAATTAATTTCCCGCCTTGATTAGTTTGTGTCATACCTGTGCCCCTGTGAAATATCCAATAATAAATACAAAAATAATGATGCAAGCGTAAACAACTAATTTATCTTCTTTATCCATTATTTTTTCTCCTTTAAGGGATATAAAGCATCAAGCTCAAGTCTACGAATAAACTTGATTAATTCAGCCAGGGAGGAGATTTTGTGTCCTGAGTAATCATGGACTAAGTTTAAGACAGACTGGATACCATCTTTGTATCCATCTTTGTAGTGATCCAAATTGTCTTTGCTTTGGAGAATATGATCGTTCATCTTCAGTTTTCCTTAGTTAAAAATGACGTACAGGTTTGTAGCGTCTGTGGTTATTGTAAGCCTTTTCTTACGTTAAAACCACATTTTTTAAAATATTTTCAATTATTTTGTAAATTTTGTTAGTTTTGTCTTACACTACGATTATGGACAAACAAAAAGCAATTCAACTTGCAGGGTCTGCTTCTAAACTAGCAAGGCTATTAGGGGTAACCCGACAAAGCGTACACAGATGGGAAAAAATACCACAGGGGCGCATTTGGCAACTTAGAGTTTTACGACCAAATTGGTTTGAGGTAATAAATTAATGTATACTAACAAGCGTCTGAGTGGCATCAGGCGAATGAAATCCATAGAGAACCTCATAGATTACTGTGCGGTCTTGTCAGACGACAAGCGAACTTTTGATGGATTTCAATCGTTTGTTGTTGCTCTCGCCAAGAGCCAAGACCGCAGAGAGATTTATGGGGTTTTTTGCTTTTGGAGACCGTACTCCACACGAAAGCAGAGC